ATCATATATACATGATGGTTTTTCTCATGACGCAACTGATTTTAAGGGTTTTCTTGATTTATTACCTAATATAAAGCAATATTGGCCTGAAGAAAAAGAAGAAATACCAAGTATAGTTAAAGATATATTACAGTCTGATAAGCCATCGTGTATAATATTGAAACGATGAGTTTTGTTAAAGGTCAAGGTCAATTAAATACTGGACGAACTTGGTGGATAGTAGGTCATATTCCTTGGAATAAAGGAAAAAAATATATCAATCCTAAAACTCTTACAGGATGGTCTATTATTTGTATTGTTTGTGGAAAGTCTAAATATTATCAAGTAAATGAACATAAAAAAAGATTAAAGCGTTATTGTTCGCCTCATTGTTATCATCTAAATTCAAGAAAAGAGAAATTAGTTTATTCAGCTATACATAGTAGATTAATTAGAGATTGGGGTAAAGCTGATCTTTGTGATAATTGCAATTCTAGTAAAACAGTAGATTGGGCTAATGTAAGCGGTAAATATTTATTAATACGAAGTGATTGGAAAAAGTTATGTCGTAAATGTCACATTGCTTATGATAAAGACAAAAATGATTTAGCATATAAAAAGTTTATTTCGTTACGGAGGTAATTATGGCTCTTGGCGCACTATTTTATCCAAAAGGAACAGAGGAAAAACCTATAAGTTTTGACTCTCTTTTCATTCCTTACATCTACAAGGAAATTTATTTTGACGGTATCTATATTGATATTCTCAACCAACGAAAAGATATGGTCATTATAGATGTAGGGGCAAATATTGGCATTGTGACGGACCATATGATTCCTCACGCCAAAAAGATTTATGCCATTGAACCCTCACCGGAACATTATCGTAGTTTGAAACAGAATAAGGAATTTAACGGCTGGGATAATGTAGAGATTTTTAATGTTGCTCTTGCAGACAAGAATGGAGAAATGGAATTTACCCAAAATGAAGTCAATCGAACCATGAATAGTCTCATTGTAGGGGAAAAAACAGGTGATGGGACCTATAATTTAAAACAGGATGCTTCAATGACTCCCGGTACTATGCACGCACAAGGGTATACGAATAAAATCACCGTAAAAACAATGGCATTTGATACATTTATGGAAATGAACAAGATTGATACAGTAGACTTTTGTAAATTTGACGTTGAAGGGGCAGAAGATCTTATTTTACGATCTGAAGGATTCAAAAAAATATATCAACGTATAAAGGCTATTGAAATTGAATTTCACTTTCCGACATGGTCTCAACTGGCAGATTATTTAGTCAGTTTGGGGTATAAAGCCCGTCGGTATCAGACAAGTGCCATTATCTTACTTTTTACACGATGACTATTTATCCAGAAGACAACAGATACATTCAACAGGTGATGCAAAACCAGGAGTATGGATTTATCAATCACTATCCTGTTGTGGTTGATTGTGGGGCGAATATTGGGACGTTTAGTTTTTGGATATATAACAACGCTACTACAATTTATGCTCTTGAACCGGTAGAAACAAACGTTCAGCTTCTACAGGAAAATATTAAAAACAATAATCTCACAAAAATAGTCGTCAAGCAGTTGGCTATCAGTGATTCATCACTTGTTAAAACTATGGAACGCAGGGGTGATCCGGCAGAAGGCGGCTGGGTAGTATCTGAAGCAGGAGATTACGTCGTTCAATGTCTTTCAATGGATGATTTTTTAATAACAGAAGGCATACCATATGTTGATTTGCTCAAACTTGATACCGAAGGACATGAGGCAGCTATAGTAGGCGCCCGTTATTTTCCTTATCATAAAATCGGTACTATTATTGGTGAACTTCACGGAAACAAAGGTACTCCAATATACGATGATGTACAAGCTATTCTTACATGGTATGGGTATCAGTATTATGAGTTGCCGAATAATCATTTTCTCGCCCGTAAACGATGAAAACGTGTTTTTTTACTATTGTTGATGACCGTTTTTATTATCCAGCCGGAGCGCATGTCATGGTTAACTCGTTCCGGCGGTTTCATCCCGATATTGACCTTATTGTTTTTCGGCAGGATACGATAGACAAGGTATTTAAGGAAAAGGGTATTAACTTCTATCAAGCTAAACCAACCTTCGCTAAGTTACTTACCAAAGAGTATGACCTTATCGTAAACATTGACTGTGACCATGTGATTACCGGTCGTTTAGATTCGATCCTCAAAGGAGATTATGATGTAGGTGCTCCGTGGAATTTTAATGACTACGAGAATGCTTCCTTTGAAAATATAACAGAAACGATGTATCTACAGGCTGGTATTGTTGCGTCAACAAGCGTGAAGTTTTGGGATACATGGGAGGAAGCAAATCAAAATGCCATGAGATACTTACGAAAGGAAAATGATATTTTGAACCTTGTTGTGTATAACCAAATGCCACAATTAAAACTCAAGATTTTTGACAAAGAGAAGGATTACTACGGGTGTAAGTCGCTTGGACGGGAACCGGAATTTCGCATTGAAGATAATAGACTCATGTGTCGGGGAGAACAGATATTCGCCTATCATTTTGCGCGCGGGAATGTATTTCCCAAGCTTCATTTTGACACCATGCCTCTTGTTGACGAGGTAAAACATTGGCTAAAAGATATGAGTGGGTATGGTCAAAGCGTCAAGATAACGAACGTATGAAGCCCTATATACTGACATCCCCTGATTTAGCTGGTGAAAATATAGCCTCTGGTGGAACAAGGGTTATGTGGGGGCTGTTTGGATGGCTTCTTGCAAAGGGTCAGGTTTGCTATATGAACCGGTGGACAGACGGAGAGCAGATAGCCATATACCCGGAAATCCAGACAGGTAACCCGGCCCATGCAACAACTGTTGTTCGTTATATCCTCAATACCCCCGGCATTATGGGAGCAATATATGCAGACGGAAAGACTATACCGGGGCCAACAACCTTTGATTCTACAGACAAGATATTTGTATTTTCTAAAATATACGATACGTTTGGCGTAAATGCAAAACATATATTATTTCTGCCGATTATCAATATGTCTGTTTTTAGGGATCAGCATAGAGAACGAACAAAGACGTGTTACCTTGTCGGCAAAGGATTTAATAAGCACAAACACCCTTCTGATTCAATAGAGATAACCCGTGCGTTTGCTCAGGATCAGCAAGCACTGGCAAATCTCTTGAATGAATGTTATATGCTGTATGGGTATGATCGGTTATCTGCCATGTATGAAGTAGCCCGACTGTGCGGGTGTCCTGTCAGATATTATGGTGATTATTCTGAGGAACAGTTACAAAAATATGAACCCGGAATGAATGGCTGGACTATGGGAAATAAAAAAGAAGAAAAATTATATACCACGGTATTTCGTGCTCATTATAAGTCAATGATTTTTGAATTTAGCAAGAAGCTTGATTACTTCATAGAGGAAACCCAAGCATGAAGAACAAAGTAGTTTCCATATTCGCGTTTCCTAGCCACCAAACGGAACAACGCACCAGTGGTGTTGACTTTGTTCGTATTTTACAACCTATGAAATATCTTGATGGATATACGTATAATGGTACAACCTTCCGTGTTGACTTCTATGACATTCATAAAGATAAAAAGGATCAACTGGCATGGGAGGATATAGCTAAAAAGTACGATATTGTTTTTTTAAACTATACGGTGCTTGATTGGAATTATGCGGCAATGGGGGCGTTCGTTCATGGGTTGAAGAAAAAAATCATCATGGATATTGATGATGCAATCTTTTATATCCGTCCGGATAATGCAACCCATGATGCTCTCATGCGGGACAATGGAAAACTTATTTACATTGTTAAATGTATTCTTGATGACGTTGATCGAGTAACGACAACTTCATCATATTTACGAAATATTATTTGTGATAAAACGTACAAACGCCATCCCCAGGTAGGGGTATTTCCAAATTATATTGATCTTGATACGTTGTATACCTATAGGGGATTAGAACGATCAGAACAGGTAATTACAATAACTCATTTTGGCAGCACAACACATTTTGAGGATTTACAGCAACAGGCATTCTTTGATGGTATGAATCGAATAATGCGGGAATACCCCAATGTCCGGTTTATAACCGTCGGGGCGTTTATTCCTAAATTTCGTATGCAGTGGGGTGAGCGTTATGAGAATCAGTTTGGTGCAGAAGATATCTATGCATGGATTAAAAATAAATTCCCCTACTTTATGGGACAAACGGATATCGTTGTATCCCCTCTTGAAGTTGATATCTATAATAAGGCAAAATCTGCCATCAAGTTTCTTGAGTATAGTTCGGCTAAAAAGCCGGGTATTTATCAAAATATCAGACAGTATCAGGAAGTTATCAGCCATGGCAGGAATGGGTTTTTAGCCGAAACTGCTGACGAATGGTATATATCTCTTAAGCGTCTTATTAATAATCGTATTTTACGAACAACGATAGGAGATCGGGCTTTCAGAACGGCTCAAGATTATCAAATGAAAAATCATGTACGGGAGTATGCAGAATTTTTCGCTACTACTCTTGACAATCCATAACGGGTATGATTGAATGGATACGGTAGCAACCGATAGAAGATTATCGGACAACAGACCACGAGAACACTCGTGGCCTTTTTTTATGCGTAAACCTAAACCACAAGGACGAGGCATTGTGAAAGCTCTCGGACAATCCGGTACAACCGGAAACTTTGCTAAGATTGCCAAAGCCAAAGGAAAAGGAGCAGCAATAGCAGCACTTCAGAATAAACTTGCAAAACGTCGGGGTCAGCCTATCCCCTTCCATAGAGGTAAAAAGAAAAAAGAATATGATTTTTCAAAAGCAGAAAAACGGTTAGGCATGAAGTATTAAAAAAGTTTATATGGCAACACCCGGAACATGGTTTGGATTACCTGATTTTGGAATAACTGAAGCGTTAACAGGATCATGGGGAAATCCAAAGCAAACACTTTTTAATAATCCATCAGTAAGTACTGTCGGATCAAATTTTCCTCAAGGTTCATATTTTGGTAATCCTGCACCCGCTCCGACAGGGCCACAGAAACCGGTTCAAAAATTACCCGCTCCCCCGACAGGTGGTGGAGGTGCAGGTGGGAGTACTAATTTGTTTAATGGTCAAGCTTCCGGTGGAGCTGGTCCCGCACAACAAACGCAACAACAGCCATCGGGTCCTGATATGAGTGCGCTCAATGCCGGATATGACGCATACACGCAACAGCTTAACGATATGCTCAATACTGGCCTTCCCGGTCAACGGGCTGGTCAGGAACAGATAACGAACGCGTCGTACAATCAGGGAGTCAATCAGCTTGGTACACAACGAACCCAAAGTCAGCAATCTGTTGAACAATCAAAAGCTGCAAACCTGAAAGACTTAGCAGGAAATGTTAAAAATCTCTTTACGGCAGGAAATATCAACCTTGGGGCCCGCGGAGCCGGTGATTCAAGTGCTGCAAATCAATATAGCTATGCAGTAACTAAGATGGGTACTAAAGCACGGGGAGATATCAATACACAGGCAACAGACCGGTTAAACCAAATCAATGATATTTTTAATTCAGAAATTAGCAGGCTTGAGACAGAAAAGAATACCCGTATGGGTCAGATTGCCGATTGGTTTAATGGAGCACAAAATCAGATTCGACAACAGATAGGCGCTACCGGACTTGCCAGAGGCAAAGATGTTCAACAGTTGGCTCAACAGGCGTACAATGTTGCACTACAGGCGATGCAGCAGTTACAGACAGAACAGGCAAACCGCCGGTCAACACTTGAAACATGGGCTATGAATAATGCGAAAGATGTTCAAACTCTTGTTGCAAATATGCAGCAAGCAAGTCAATTACCTGCTTTTGGCGGTATTCAAAGCGGAATGCCGCAACAGGATCAAATGCAAAGCGGTGTTATTCCTGTTGGATATGGGACAAACGACGGTCAGAAAAGAGACATATTCAGAAATGTAACAGGATGAGGAGGCATCTATGGCTTCTCTCCTAGATTTAACCAACAAATTAAAAGCCTTTTTAGCAGCAAATCCAACACCTGCGGGATTTTTCAATAAGAACGTTGTACAGCCTCTTTTTCATCAGGCACAAGTGAATAATCAAAGGTCGCTTACTCCTGTTCAGCAACAATTTGGCCCTCCCCTACAAAATCCTGTTATTAAACAGTTTGGACAGGATATACAACAGGGAGTAGGTGCGGCACTTCGTTTAACTCCCCCGGCACAACTCTATCAGTCAGCTCTTACTGCTCAATATCCGGCATTTCGACAGGAGGCTATGCAACAGAATATCGGTGATGTCTATAAAGGTCTAAAATTACCAGGATATATTGCTACGCCAGCATATACGCTTGCTGGCGGAGCATTGAATCTTGGTATACAGGGAATTACTAATAAACTTAAAGGTCAGGGATTTTTTGGTCCACAATCTACAGAGTCGTTTGCGCAGGGTATGAGTCAGGCAGCTCCTCTTGGTCCTATTTCAGCTATGAACCCGTTTCTTGCAAAAGCCGGACAATTACCGACAGCAGGTCAACGGGTTTTAGGAAAAGCCGGAGCTACCGCAGTGGAAGGATTAGCACAGGGAGCATTAGAACCATTAAATCCAGGTGAATCACGCAGGGGAAAGATTGTGCAAAATACTGGTTTTGCAGGACTTATGGGAGGATTGGTTGGCGGTGGTGAGGAACTTGCTAAGATACCGGCTCAAGTTATAGGAAGTTTTGCAAAGAAGGTAGGAGTATCTAATGACCTCATGAAACAGTTTATCCGTGATGAGTCGGGAAGGTTTGCAAAACAGGAATATATACCAAAGAATGAACCAGTCTTTTATGGAGATATTAGAGAGAAGTTAGGGCTTCCCAGAAATGGCGACTATATCCCTTCACCCGGATTTACTACACGTCCAGTTACAAAAGCTATTTCAAAAATGAAAATTGAGGCTACACCACAGGCTGTACAATCCCCTACAACGGACTTTGTTAAAGAGATGGATGCGTTAGTCGGTAAGCCGGTAGAAACAATTACAAAACCGAAACTTTCTGTTTCTCAGGTTGCTAGTTCTGATGCAGAAAAAATGGTTGCGAAAGCTCAGATTGCAACTGAAGGGAATCAAAGGATGTTTCAAAAGATATTTAGTACTTTTATTGGTGAACGGGATGCGGCCAAGACGAAAGGCACGGTAGTTGGTTCAATGATTAAAATCCTTCCCGCAGATCCAAAGAAAATTATCACAGCTATTGAAAATCCGAATAAACCGACATCACCGGTAGTAGCTAAATATATTGAACAATTTAGAAATCTTGATAACGAGGTATTCGATCAAGCAAAAAAGTTAGGGCTTGATATCAACTATCTACAAAATCATATAGCTCACTTCTGGAAGGAATCACCACAACAGGTTGAGCAGGCATATATGGTATTCAAACAAAAGTACAATTTATCGAATCATCGAACAATTCCAACCTATGAGGAAGGAATACGAATAGGACTGACGCCGAAATATACGAATCCTTCACAGATCCTTGCAGAATCAGTACAAAAACTTCAGGAAGCAAAAGCTGGTATCAAGGCGTTTACTGATCTTAAGGATCACGGATTTATTGTACCTGCCTCCGTTGGGTCAAAAACTCCCGGTTTTGTTCCTATTACTGCACCGGGATTTCCTAAGAGTGCAGGAAGAGTTAACGAAAGTCTAGGCTTTATCGGCAATTGGTATGCTCCACAACAGATAGCAGATCAAATCAATCGTGTCTTTTCACCTCAGGATTATGGAGTTATTGGGAGTCTTTTAGGGAAAACACGGGGAGTATCAGGAGTCGTACAGGATGTTGGTTTATCAGGAGGCGTCCCCGGAACGCCCGGTAACGCCTTTGGTGTTGCACAAGTCTTGAAAGAAACAACAGCCGGACGACCAATTCAGGGAGCAACAGCATTTATACGGTCATTTAGCGACAAAGCTTCACGGGATTATTTTGAGAAAAACGCAGGTCAGATTATAAAAATGCAGGAACGGAATATACCGGTTTCTACCAATTTTACTATTCAAAACTTAGCAGGTGGTGGAACACTATCGTCAGTAAAAAGTACTATTGGCAATCTTCTTAAGGGACAATTGAAAGCAGCAGGAAGTGATCTTGGTACTGTGTGGAATCAAGCAGTAAACCATCCAACATTTCAACGGTTCATGCCTCAACTTCAAGTACAGCTTTTTAACGATATTGAAAAGTCAGCTCTTAGAGGCGGTCGATCGGCTAGTGAGGCGGCAGATATAGCAGCTAAAGCAGTACAGAATTTTTACGGTGCAACAAAAACTGATGTTATGGCTCGCGGTCAGGGGGTTCATGATCCTTTAGTACAAAATTTTCTTGGAACATTTACGTTTGCACCAAAATTTAGGGAATCAATGATTAATTTTTGGGTCAATAATGTGAAATCACTAAAAAATCCTCTTGCTCTTGAGAATCGGGCAAACGTGATGTTTGTTGCCGGTGCAACTGCTACCTACCTTGCTATGGATAGAATTAATTATGCACTCAACGGTAAGCATATGAGTGATAATCCTCCGGGGACAGAAGATAAACTGCTTATCCCTACAGGAAATGGTGATGTTGTCGGTGTACCGTTTTTATCCAGTATTGCAACTATTCCCAGGGCTCTCTATAGGGAAGGAAAACTTGTTGCAGGTGGGAATATCAAGGGAGCTGTTCGAGACGCGTCACAAACATATACATCAATGCTGTTTAAGCCGTTTATGGATGTTGTCAGTAATGCTGACTATTTTGGTAAAAAGATTTATCAGGATAATGCAACTACACAAGAAAAATTCACAGCTCAAGCAAAATATCTTGCATCACAGCTTCTCAGCCATCCATATCTGAAGGAGTTGACAGACCCGCGTAATCAAAATGATCCTGCTATCCAGCGTTTGTCCCGTGCTATGGAATTGCCATTCCGATTCTATACAGAAGCCAGTTTAGCAACAAAATACTATTTTGGTGCTCGTGATAAAGCTGTAGGTGGTATGTCAGATCAGGAACAGACAGCGTTTAATGCAATTCCAAAAGCTGATACAAACGATCCAAATACAAGAATTCTTAAGTATCAAATATATCTTACCTATCCGAAGGTTTTTGAGGCTAAACAGAAAATTGAACTTGAGACAGCAGCAAAAACCGGTAAGGCAATAGACCCTTTGTATCTTGTCGATTATTCTACTGCTCAAAAGTATATGCGGTATGAGTCACTCCCTGAAGGATCAGGGGATAGAAAGGCAATGACACAAGCATACCCGGAGCTTGTAAATCTTTTTGACATGAGAGGTCAATATTTTGATGCAAATCCTATCCCTGGAACGAAGGCAAGTGCTCGTCCAATGCCGTCACCGGAGGTACAGGCGGCTATGGATAGTAAAAATTGGACAGCGCCGGGAGTGCGAGAATACCTTGATGCAAATACAGCGTACAATAATCAACAACGGGAAAAATTGGGCCTTCCCCCACTTCAGGGATTTGCCGCATATGCTAAAAAGCCAAAGAAAATAACAATAAAAAAGCTTTCGGCAAAAAGGATTAAAATCTCACTTCCTAAGCAGACAAAAATTGCCACTATCAAAATAGCAAAGCTTCCGACTGCAAAATTGGGAAAATCCAAAAAGATTGCCATAAAAATAAAGCCTATCAGGATAACAAAACTGAAGGGTTTGACAGGAGGGCGTGCGTTCGCGTAAACTATGATTGTCTTTTCCATACATGAATCGTATGACCGGACGGCTTGGTAGCCGTCCTTATTTATGGCTCAAGTAATAACTACATTGAACGATTTTATACAACTTCTCAATACGCTGTATAACTCGTCGTCTACAGAACCTGCAAGCGGTGAAGAAGACTATACCGTTTGGACAGACCTTGCTAATATCGCCGTGTCCATGTGGGAAAATGAGGAAGGGGTTATGTGGAACGAATTGTTTGTCAAGCTTGCTGATGCGGCAACAGGAGATAAGACAACCGGAGCAAGTGACTATAGTTATGCAGTCCCCACAGATTTTCGATTTCCCGCAAGCGGATATGTATGGATAGGTTCAGGCCAAAGTAAAACACCGTTGAAGGTTCTTAAACAAGAAGAATTACAGCTCCACGAAAATGATACGGAACACTGGTGTTATTTCCTGATGGATGGTTCCCCAACACTAGAACTAAACCCTAATCTCACTATAACGGCCGGATATACTATTTCCTACAATTATTATAAGAAGGCTTCCAAGTTGTCCAGTGGTTCAGATACATTCGAAATGAACGATCCTATGTTTGCCGTTTATTTTGCACTTGCAGAACTAAAGAAGGAAGAAGGTAACAGTTATGAAGTACAAATAGCACAACAGAAGCTTGAGTCAATGAAAACACGAAATATTATGCCTGCATGGTATCAGGATGATTCATTTACTAATAAAACAAGATCAGGCTTCGGTGTATGAATATAAAATCTACGTCTAAACCTACATCACAAGAAGTGCTTATAACCATTGACCGATTCAATAAAGGCACAGTCAGTCTTATCGATGAAGCGCGTATGGATAGTACAATGGCTAAGGAATCAAACAACATGATGCAAGTTTCTGAGGGACTATGGAAAACACGGTGGGGAACAAAATATTATGGCAAAGCGTTAGCTTATACTCCCGATGGAGCGGCAGAATACCTCAAAAATGATGGGACAACTGAGCTTATCATTATATCATATGGAACAGCATATACATCAACTGACGGTGGTACATGGACAGCAATATCCGGTGCGACATTTACTGTTGCACAACAGTGTTACTTTTTACAGATATCAGGATTTTTATATATAGCAAACGGGATTGATCCTCTTACCCGGTATAACGGGTCAACGCTTACCACATATTCTTCTATTGCTGCACCGACTAATCTTACAGCTTCTCTTGTTGCTTCAGGATTATCCAGCGGGATATTCACATATTATGCAGAGGTAACTGCACTCAATGATGTCGGCGAAACGGTGGGATCAACAGAAGCTTCAATTACAACAAATAAGCAGCGGAACACATGGGTTGCGGCAACTGATAAGGGTATATCCTGGTCATGGACGGCTTCGGCAGGGGCAAACCGATACCAGCTGTATCTAGCAGATGAATCAGGTGATGAAACGCTTTTAGGATCAACAACAGAGACAAATTTTACGGATGACGGAAGTATTCAATTGAACCCATATGTAGAGCCGCCTAGTGCCAATACGACGGCTGCTCCCACATTTCGTTCTATGTGTGTTTCGGGTAATAGAATTTGGGCAACTAATGATTCTAACGATTTTTACAAGGTATATTTTTCTGGCACAGGAGTTCACATGGGTAATTTTAGCGATTTTTATGGCGGTGGCTGGATCAATCTCGAAAAGGGTGGAAGAGAAACACCAGTAAAGGTCGTTCATTATCAGTCTGGTCAGGGAGCAGGTCGGGCAACAGTTTTGTGTAAAACTCCCGATGGACAGGGGGCAGTCTGGCAGATTGATATATCCAGTGCAACGGTTGGAGATACTACATTTTCTATTCCGAGTGCCCAAAAAGTTGTCGGATCATTTGGGACAGAATCAATTCTTGGAACAGTAGCAACAGCTAATGACATCGCTTTTCCTAATCGGCGCGGATGGTTTTCTCTTGGTCCGGAGAAGCAATTTTACGGAATACTCAGGACGAATGAGCGATCTAGTCTTATTCGTCCATACTGGCGATCGTTGATTTCAGCCCTTATGAGAAATATTGCATCATATTATTATGATGCAAAAATTTTTATTTCTGTTCCAACAAGTTCAACTGGTAATGATCGTATGATTATTTATGATACAGAACGAGGTAACTGGTCAGTTGATTGGTCTATTGGTGCTAAACAGTTTCTTGAGTATACAGATACAAGCGGAAACTCTCATTTTTTGTATATTCCAACGTCAGGAACGAAACTGATAGAATTGTCAGCAAATTATCTCAATGATTTAGGAACCGCTTTTAATCAATCATATATATCACCTCTTATGCCGGTAAGTAAGACAAAAACAGACCTTCTTGATCTTCGCGAAGTTATTTTGGAGATATCAAGACCTCGCGGTGTTATTAAATTTCAGGTCCTTGGCATTGGAAAAGACAATAGCTTCATCACTATTGCAACAAAAACAATAACGGACTTTGGAGCCAATACCGGTATTGGTTCAGATCTTGCCAGTGATTTTTACGCGACAAGTACGAACGATAACGCAAGGGGTGGAGCAGGAAGCTGGGCTGTCTATTTTACGTCTGCTCCCTCAACATTTACCCAATCAACGACGAAAGCTGCGATCCGAAAGAGGGCAAAGATTTACGCAATACAATTTAAGGTATATAGTACAACGGCAGATACCGATTATACAATTTTAGGTATACAAGCTAAGGGAAGACTTATTCCACGACGTCTACCGAGCGCGTGGACCAACTAAATTATGGCTGCTGATTCAGGTGAATTTTTTCGATATGTATCCCGTCGATGGGTTGGTCAGATAGGAGCTGGTGGCGTAGCTGACGCATCGACAACGACTATTCCTCTTTCGTCTGCGACAAACCTTAGTACGGATACTGCCGTGACTGTCGTCATTGACCGAGTTGATGCGAATGGAACAGCAACGCCGTCACTTGAAGAAACTGTTACTGGTGTTGTCTCAGGCTCTAATCTGATAACGTGTAATCGTGGCATTGAAGGTACTGCACAGGCGCATAGTGCCGGTGCAGTGGTTGAGGTTCTTATTACTGCGGCAGGATGGAACGATATAGTTACAGGCATAATAGTTGGTCATAGTCAATTTGGGTATCATTCAGACGGGGCAACGACAATCGTTAATACTGCTGATCCAACGAAAGTTATTGGCTGGTCCCTTGGTGGTGCAACGACGTTAAAGACGCTAACACTCGCAACCGCTCATACAGACAACAGAACAGTTACCTTTCCTGATGCAACCGATACCCTTGTAGGTAAAGCAACAACCGATACCCTAACTAACAAGCGGATTACCAAGCGAGTTACGACCATCACAAGCCATGCAACGCCTACCATTAACACGGACAATTGTGATGCTGTGACGATTACGGCTCTTGCTACAGCAATTACGTCTATGACGACGAATCTGAGCGGGACACCAACGAATTTTCAGACTCTTATTTTTCGGATTAAGGACGATGGCACAGCGCGGGCAATTACGTGGGGAGCTTCCTTTGAGGCGAAAGGAGTAGCACTTCCCACTACTACTGTACTATCTAAAGTGCTTACTGTTGGATTTATGTACGATACGGTAACAAGCAAGTGGGGATGTGTAGCAAGCGCACAAGAAGCATAATATGGCTGCAAGTGAATTATATACTACGCCTCTTATATCGGATGCCAATATCCAGGGCTATTGGCGCTTAGAAGCAAATTTTAATGACAGTGGACCGAATGGGTACAATTTAACTCCTTCCGGCTCCCCTTCTTATTCTTCCGGAGAATTTGGCAATGGTGTTAACTTAATAAGCGCAGCGTCGTATGGATTGATTGCAGATGCTTCTTGTGCCAATCTTGAAATTTCGGGAAGCCAAACATGGGGTGCATGGATTAAACCAGCAGGTGCGCCAATCACGCAAGCTGCAATTTTAGCAAAATGTAACGTAGGTGGAACTAAATATATTTTATTTTTATATACTGCGTCTCAAAATTGTGCATTCTATGTAACTGGTTTAACGACGAACACCAACGTCGCGTCAAGTAATACAATCAGTAATGATGTATGGTCATTCGTAGTTGGTCGATATGATGCAACGGGGCAAACACTTTCTATTTATCTGAATGGGACAAAAACGTCTGTGACAGCAAGCGGATCTCATGACGATACAAACTCTTCGTTCGGACTTGGGATACAAAGTGATTTTGCGACACCGTATTATTTTGACGGTATGGTTGATGACGCGTTTGTTTTTAATCGGGCGTTGACTGACACGGAAATATCACAATTGTATACCGGGTGGCCGAGTAATAATTTTTTAGCTTTTCTATGAAAACTAAGAAAAAACCAATCAAGTACACTAAAAAGGATATAGCCAGGCTGATGGTTGACTCACATCTGGGATAATATGGACAATACATCATGGGAATTATTGTTCAATCGTCTGCCTGATCTGATATTTTCGGTCGCTAACATCGGCTTCCTGATTCAGTTACGGGCAATGTCAGTAGACGGCGAAAAGATCAAGAAGCTTGACCAGAAGGTTATTGACTTAACAGCAGAAAACGAGGCACTACGATATGAGCATGCTCAGCTTTTATCGTATAATCAGAAATTAGAGGGTGAAAACTCAGCATATCGAAAATTTAACGATCATCCTGAATCAGGATAATATATGAAAATCACTCAAGCTATAGTGTTTCCCCTTATTCCAAGGAATAAGACCTTTTTTGAAACTCGTATGATTAGATATATGTTTTCCTATATGACTGACTCTCAGTTTTTTCTTAAATTCTTCACTCCATTTTTTACCTTTATTCCACGAGGATTTTCCTACCTTAAATTTATTACCAATAAGTCTGAAATCCCCCTTCTTGAATTCACTGGATGGGTTAAAGTGTTTTCCCTTAAAAGCAATTTTCTGTTTTTCGAAAAGATCAGCATGAGCTTGTTTTGTATGTTGACCGGGACTACTGAACAATTGCAAATTTTCAATTCTGTTATCAGTTATAATACCGTTGATATGGTGAACAACCTCTTGAGGCAAAAGATATCGTCCAATAGATTTTTCCATAATAAAACGATGTTCAGCAATATGATTCTGTTTATCTCTATATGGATGATCGAAACTATATATATACCAATAGCCACTTCTTTTAATTCTACCAATATAATGAGCCCAATTTTTGGGGTCCTTGAATCGTTCTTTCAATTTTTGACTAATTTTAGCTATGGTTTCAGGAGATCGTTTCTTTCCCAACCAATACGTATATCCTTTATGTCCCTTAAGATATGGCATAATGATAATATATTCTATAATAACCTAAATGTAAAGGAGATATATGACATTATCTGAATTTATCGATAAATATACTGGTAAACTGGTTGATTTTGACAAAGTTTACGGTTCTCAGTGTATGGACTTAATGCACCAATATATTAATGATGTATTAGAACTGGTGAATGGGAAAATACTTGCAGCTCCGGCGGCAAAAGATGTGTATGAAAAATTTAATACCATGTTTGGCAATGAATATTTTGATAAAATAGACAATACCCCAACGGGTATACCAAGCAAGGGTGATATTGTCCTTTTTGGAAGCAAAGTCGGATTATATGGTCATGTCTGTATTTTTATTGAGGGCAATGAATCTGAATTTACAAGTTTTGATGAAAACTGGCCGATTGGATCACCATGTCATATCCAGAAACATGATTATGTAGGTTGTTTAGGTTGGTTACACCTTAAACTTTCAGCTAATAAGACCTATACAGAGGCAGAATATACGGCAGCCATGCTTGACCGACAGAAGTTTTGGGAAGAACGGGATAAACTACAGGGACAACTGACTGATTTAACCCTTATCTATAGTGCCATAGCAGGTCTTGGCGTGACCACAGTTGACGACCTGCAGAAGGAGCGCAAAGATTATGAAGATCGTATTGTCGGCTATACTACCGAACTTGCTCAGGTACGGGATCGGTGCGCGGTCCTGGCTGACACAATTAGTAAACAGGACAAAGAAGAGGCAACTGCTCTCACAGATGGACTCGCAGCCCTCCGAGAAGTTGAAGAGCTTAGAGGAGCACTCGGCGAAATTAAGCAGGCTGTGGGAGCGCCTAGCCAGGCAAACCCACAAACAATCATAGATCATGTCGAAAAGTTGATAGGCTATGTCAACAGCGCGTTGTCGAAGGCCAAAAAGGAATCGTCATTCAAGGTTGGCACGCTAGCACCTGCACTTGACACCCAACAAAGCGAACCGTGGTGGAAAGTTTGGCTCGAATCATTGGGACTGGGTGTTCTGTTTTTCGGTCTATTTGCCGTAGTAGTATTACAATTGACGCATTAGAAGGGAGGCGATAACTTATGATGAATACAAAAATTCTAGGTCTACCGGTGGGACTTCTGGTTCTCGTGCTGGTACTCCTGACACCCGGACTTCTTTTGCTTACCAAGGTAGAAGCGCTCAAAAAGGATGTAGCACAATATAATACGTTGTGTGCCGGTCTTACATGGCTTATTCCGACGCCTTCGCCTAAAGCAGAAGCAACGCCCACAGGTGAACTAAAAAAAGCAGTAGGACCGACTGGTCCGACGACTGCAATCAGGGCCAAAGTGGAATGATCGTGTGTTGGTACGATTGGAGGTGAATATCTATGGACTGGAATTATATTTCATGGTTTTTAACAACCTATGGTGGGCAACTGGTAGGCTTTGTTCTGCCTCCGGTTGTGACGCTTCTGAATCGGGATGTGACGGATTCACGGGCGAAGTTTTTGGTGGCGCTGTTCGTCTGCCTGGTGGCATCAGCGGTTCTTGATTTCGGTAAACTCGCCGAAGGGACTGCATGGAGCGGCGTAGAGGCAGTGACGGCAACGATGATTCTGTTATTTACGGAATCACAGGTCGTGTACCGGTTGTATTTCAAAGGATCAGTGTTAGAAGCGAAAGTCGAAAAGATGATTGCCAAACTGCCGAGTACTCCCGAAGCATAAATAGTAAGGCCCAAAAAACTAGAACGTCTGCTCAGTTTTGACCGTTCTAGTTCTGTGGTTTCACCGCATAAAGCGATACCTGTATTATACACACTCTGTCAATACCGGTAGCGCGTATGACTCCATTGACACGCTATGAGCAAATTCAGTATAGTGAATATCTTTTATCCCCACATTGGCGGAAATTCCGCAGTGAGGTCGTGACCAGTGATTCGTCATGCTGGATATGCGGCTCTACCCACTACCTCAATCTCCACCATGTCCGCTATGACCACCTCTACGAAGAGCGGTATGGGTTTGATGTGACGATTCTGTGCCACGATTGTCACACCAAAGCCCACTTCGTTTTAGGGATTATCAAGATTCCCCTGACCCATAGAAGCCTTACCAGACGGGTGTACTGGTTAAAAGCCGTCTGGGGACTTCGTAGGGGTCGTGTTGACATCTTCCTGGTATGGGTGTGGCACATGCTATAATACCGGTGGTACTCGGGCAGGGTACTTCTTCTCCTTCACTTCGGTAAGGGAGAGCGGCGCGGACCTGGGATTGGTCCGCGCCTTTAGTTGTGGGCAATAATGGGGAAAAGTGGTATACTACTGGTGGCGCGAGCGTGGACCGTTTGGGTCATTCTCAAGCGAATACGAGACAGCCATACTGTTGGTATGTACCAGGGTTACGGATCTCATCACCCGTGCGGAGCTGATAAACTCCCTCGCGCCACTACAAGAAATTATGTATGGTAGATTCCAAGGCAGTCGTCCACACAGTCAGGTCTAAGATTGTGGGATTCTGTACTAATTGTTCGTTGCCGATCCATAAGGGAGAAAAACTACGAACCCTGACATCCAGTTTAGGGGGTAAGTACAAGCTGTGTTACCCGTGTAGTCTGCGGTATAATTTTAGGGGTTGACAAAAGACATATAAAGATATATAAAATAATTGCTAGTAGGAAAGCTACTGGGTGCTAACAAGCAAAAGTATTGCATAAACGTATCATAAGGGTGCGTATTCAGTTGCAATACGCTGGACGCACACCCTTTAGATACGTTTTTTTATGCTTCCATTCGTTAGCGTCGCACTAAAAGTTGCTGAATCAATACAGATTGCAGATCAAAAAGGCCGGTCTATCCTTATGATGTTTGCAAAACGATACTCCCCAGAAAAGATGGGAAAGATTGTCAATACTGCAAAAAGATTCTCTTGGTGGCAGATGAACCCTCAAGCTGCATTTATGAAAGCTGTTGGTTTGGTCAATAAAGAAGAAAAGGAGGCACTTCATGCAAAAACTTAATTTTACCACCATAAATCATATCGCTCGAAAAGAATTGGAATTGTCGATGAATGAATACGCTGTCGCTGACCTTGTTTATCATTTATCCAATAATCCAAAAAATGAAACGCCGGGGTGGTGTTATTCGGGAAAAAAAAATATGGGGAAAATGATTGATCTCAGTGAACAGAGTGTCCATAAAATTCTTAATAGTCTTATAGTAAAAAAACTTATAGAGAAACATCAAGAAACAAAACATCTCCGGGCAACATCAAAATGGTACGAAATAGTAGTGGCTAAAGAAAGTTTAGTCGGGCTAAAGAAAGTTGAGCCAGTGGCTAAAGAAAGTTTAGTCGGGGCTAAAGAAAGTTTAGTCGGACATATATATAACAATAATATAAACAATAATACTTACAAGGGGGGAACCCTCGATTTAACCTTTAATCAAAAACGCATACTAAAACAAAAATATCCAAATGTAAATGTAGACATTGCTTATGATAAATTCCGCGCTTACCAGCGAGGTAATGGCAGGACCTATAAAAATCCTCTTGAGGCGTTTCGGGTTTGGCTGATAGAGGATAATACAAAAAATAAGCCTAAGAAAGGGATTTTATACATATGATTCGCTATCATTTATACGTTCGAGGCGTTAAAGAGCCATTATTTATCACTGATGTTCAGAAGCTTTCGTTGGAAAAGGCGCTCAACGATGTTGATGCTCCGGCAACGACAAGTATCGGTAAAAATCTTATTAAGCTCTCAGACATTAAAGGCATTTTTGAGATTGAAAAAGATACACTACAGGTTGATAGCCGAAGGAAAATGGATCAGACAGATAACGAGTGGAATGGAGAAATGATAAAAATGGCGAATGATGATATCACCCAAAAGGTAATGCGGGAGCTTACAATTCGTATATTCCCGGAATTATTCTTACGGAGAGGACTTATTGAATATCAAGAGGATGTTGTTATGCAGATTAAAAAGATACTTATTAGCTTTTTTTCCCAAAATACAGGGTTTCCACGGTGTCCTGCAAAATACTGGTTTCCCTTACTCAAAAAATCTATTCACAATCCGTTTGTTGCTAAATTTTATGAAATTATAGCTAATAATGATTCTGCTTTGTATGTGTGGTGCAAAAAATATCAGATTAAAGAAGTCTCCTTACAGTTGGCTTTAGATAGTAACTAACTAGGGCATACATAAAAACGCTTGACTATCAACAACAAGTTGTAGTATAGTATGGAAGGAGGTGAGTATATGTTCAGACAAGGAGATTTATTGATTCGAAAAATAAAAAACGTACCTGAAAAAACGGTCAAAAAGGCAGATAACATCGTTCTTGAGGGCGAAGCGACGGGCCATATGCACCGTCTCATTGGCGGGGATATTCTGCTGGCTGATTCCCGAATGTTTTTACAGGTACCGGATCGGGCAACGATTATTCATGATGAACATTTTCCAATACCTTTAGAAAAAGGGGATTATGAAGTAATTAGACAAAAAGAATATAAATCTGAAAATATGACACAAGTAGTTGTAGATTGACATATGAATGAAATTTGGTTAGACGATCTTCTTATCAAAAGATTTAATTCTAAATTTATAGAAAAAGAACACAGTTGTTGGATTTGGGTTGGAGCAAGTAATAAAAGAAAATATGGCTTTTTTAATGTATATGGAATAATAGAAAAAGCTCATAGAGTTTCTTATATTATTTTTAATAAGATGATAATACCTAATGGATTATTCGTTTTGCATAATTGTGATAATCCAAAATGTGTAAATCCAAAGCATTTATATTTAGGTACTCAAAAGGAGAATAATATAGATGCTTATAACAGAAATAGAAGATCATCTGGTGGAATTAAAAATGGCAATCATAAATTAAATGTAAATCAAGTTATAAAAATAAGAGAAGAATATAAGAGTGGTGACAGTAGTTATAAATTATTAGCCAAAAAATATAATGTTTCTTGGCCTACAGTAGCAGATATTATTAAATTTAGACATTGGAAGAGTGAGAATATGACGGCGTTGGTCGTTGACTAATATGGAATTTTCCCAAAAAACGAAAGACCTGTTGGAGCGTATGAACCGTGTGGCATTGCGGCAGGAATACGTTTTTGATACACCGAAAATAACGGAATTGATTCAGAAGACGTATTTGTTTTTGTCCTTGTCTGTACCGACAATAGTGTGGGCAAAGGACATTACAGATGAGCATTTTTTGGAGGCCGCCAATGCCGCCAGTGCCACCAATGCCACCAATGCCACCAATGCCACCAATGCCACCAATGCCACCAATGCCACCTGGGCCACTTGGGCCACCAGTGCCACCAGTGCCACCTGGGCCACCAGGGCCACCAATGCCACCTGGGCCACCAGTGCCACCAGGGCCACCAGTGCCACCAATGCCACCTGGGCCACCAGTGCCACCAATGCCACCTGGGCCACCAGTGCCGCCAGGGCCACCAGTGCCACCAATGCCACCAGTGCCGCCAGTGATTATGATTTCGATTGGTTTATTTTTGCTTATGAATTTTTACAAAAAAATAAAGGAAATAAAAACGATTATCTTTTCGTAGAGGCAATGGAATTGTTTTTGCAGCTCAAGGAAGCAGGTATGGGATATTTTGCAGAGAAGGATGGCATCCTGTATGTATGTCCGAATCCGATTATTCGACTCGATGAAAAACTACAATACCACTGTGAGACTGGTCCGTCTATCCATTGGGAGAATGGATTGGAATTATGGTACATTCACGGCGTTGCCGTGAACGAAAAAATTGTCAAAACTCCCGAAAAACTGACAAAAAAAGACTGGCTGAACGAAAAAAATATGGAGGTAAAACGGATCATTCAGGACCGGATGCCGGATTTTCCCCAAACAATAGGTGGAAAATCGGTAAAGACAGATGCTCTCGGTGAGCTTCTACAGGTGGATCTTGAGAACGATCCTGAAAAGACCGCTCGCTACGTCAAGATGAAGGATACCTCGACAGATCGTATCTATTATCTCCGTGTCCCCCCGAAAATAAAGACACCGACAGAAGGAATAGCATGGAGTTTCGGGATGAAAGCAGAAAAATATAAGCCTACGTTACAAGCCTAAGTATGCCTCTTGAACCAGACCACCGGATGTACCGCACTCCCTTCCTCTCCTCAGACTATACTCCGCTCTACTTCGGGGATATCCTCACCCTCATAACTGACGACAGCAGTGTCCGGTATGTTGTCGTCTATGATGACGACCTTCATGAGGCCGTAAAAAATACGGCAACGGGCACGCTCGAAAAACTCACAGAAGCAGTCGGGGCCAGATTCCTTATCAGGGCCAGAATCGAGGAGAATCTATGACCGAAGCCGAAAAAAAAGCACTCCGTACAGCGTTTGCGCGAAGTGGTGGCAACGCAACGCTCCACCGCCGGGGTCGGGATCACTACCGCAGGATGAACGAATTATCCCAGATTGCGCGGGGCATAAAAGTGGTCAACGTGGATAAGGTTGTTGGTACGTGATATTTTGCCTATTGACATACTGCTAGTAGTAGATTACTATTGCACTAGAGGAGAAAAAAAATATGAAAATAAATATAAATATCGACAGAACATACCAGGCGGTTACTTTTTTCGAGGCGAAAATGACCTCTGCATGGCATCGCCAGATGGCTCCACAGCTCTATGAGGCGATTGACCAGATCGATAGGCTGGATGTATCCGGGGTAGCGGCTATATACGGAGATGACAATCAGTGCGCTATCTATAGGGCAGATGAGAGTGAGCCGGATATCAGACCAGTACCAGGTGTGACGATAGCCGATACCAGCTTCACTGAGGGCGACATAACAGGATATGCTGATCAGCCCAACGATATTGCCTTTGTTAAGGCAGCAACTAAAGAGTTCCTCATTCCGGATAATTTTCAAAATTTCGTTAAAAAAACTCTAAAAATAGTACATCTCGACGGTACAATCGCAGAAATTTCAAATAAATAAATATGAATAAAAAAGCCCTGCTTTCCGAATACCGAAGTACACAGGTCCGCGTTAGAGATCTAAGGTGGAGACTAGAGGATATAGCGTATATATCATTTTGTCTGGTTATGGTTTTCTCGTTCGCACTCCATCTCAGAAGCCTTCTCCCAGCCCCCACAAAGCCCGTAGACGGCTCAATGACAGCCGGAGGGATCATTTCACCGGTGTGGGCGAGTTCGAGCACGACTATACCCGGTCTATTGTCCCCGTCTCTCTCCCCAACCCCCCGTCCGGAAACGGTTGACGATCTCGTCACAAAGTATGCAGACCGCTACGGATCCAGTATCGACGAAAAAGCCAAAATCAAGGTCATGCTTCACTTCTTGCTCTATAGAGAATCCCGCTATGGACGGGATACCGGATGCGGTGACGGCGGCAAGGCCTGCGGTCCTGCCCAATTCTGGCAGGAGACGTATGTAGCCCTTCGTACCGAGATGATTACCAAGGGTCTGACGACTGAGCTGGGTAGTCGGGAGAATATGCACGATGCTATACAGACGACAGCCTATGCGTTATCTACCGGACGGGCGGTAGCATGGGGACCTATATTAAGAAAGGAAATAAAATTATGAATGCACAACACGAAGCAGACTATCAGCGATTACTCGATAAAGATAGAAAATATAAGGCTCACCATAAGGCCTACCATAAGGCCTACCAGCAGAGACCGGAGGTTAAGGCCTACCATAAGGCCTACCAGCAGAGACCGGAGGTTAAGGCCTACCAGAAGGCCTACCACCAGAGACCGGAGGTTAAGGCCTACCGGAAGGCCTACCACCAGAGACCGGAGGTTAAGGCCTACCGGAAGGCCTACCACCAGAGACCGGAGGTTAAGGCCTACCGGAAGGCCTACCAGAAGGCCTACCATAAGGCCTACGATCAGAGACCGGAAGTTAAGGCCTACCGGAAGGCCTACCACCAGAGACCGGAGGCCAAGGCCTACCAGAAGGCCTACCAGAAGGCCTACTACTTCAGAAAAATTGACCCAGCAACGAAAAAAGTACGAATCATAAAATACAAAAAATTACTGGAATTATATGGCAACCAAGGATTATAGTCAGATACTTTTCGACCTTGTCTACCGGTGGGGTAAGACAGGATTTATCGCAGATCACACAAATAAGATCTATAGGGATCTGCTGAAAAAAGTCACATTACAGTATTCACGGTCGGTATATACAGAGCCTGCCGCCGACAGGCCATTAAAAAGAAAGGAGGTAGTATGTCAGGTACTACCCCAAAAGCAGATTATATCATGCAAGGCTTCCGGGCCTATCAGGAATACATAAAGACCGAAGTAGAGGCAGGACGCCTCGACAAGGCAGAGGCAGTAGCGATGATATTTTCGAGAGCTGCTGAGATTCTGGCTGATCTCAGAATGCCGGAGCCGACGTATATCCATCAGGAATTTGGCTATTCAAACTAAGAAAGGAAAAATATGGAAACAAAATTAACAGCGTCAACAAGCTTTTTACCGAGTACCTATGAGGTGCCGGTCGACAATAAGTATATGAAATGGGAGCAGGGCGAGAACCGGTTTCGGATTCTGACGAGTCCCATACTTGGGTATGAGTGGTGGACCGATGGGCCGGACGGAGCTAGAAAGCCCAACCGTGTTCCGATGGGTCAAGGGATTCCTACGGATAAGGTGGAAAATCCAGAGGATATCCGGCACTTTTGGGCCATGGTTGTGTATAACTATCGGGATAAGCGGGTGCAGATTCTTGAGATCACCCAACGGTCGATTCAAAAGACGCTCTACGCGATAGCCCGCGATCCTGAGTGGGGTACGCCCGTGAATATGTATGACATCAGTATTTTACGGTCCGGAACGACGAAAGAAGATACACGCTATGAGATAGTGCCGAAGCCGCCGAAGCCGACTGATCCGGCGATAACAGAGGAGTTTGCAACAACGTATATCAATCTCACGGCGCTGTATTCGGGCAAAGATCCCTTTGTTCGGGAATTGACAATGGATAATCCTGACGAAGCAGTAGACGATAGCGAACAGTTGGCCGACGAGGTAGAGGCAGGATTACAGGCAGAAGCGGAAGCTGTCCGCAAGCCGTATGTGCCGATTCCCAAGAGAGGATATAAGGCGGGTATATGACAGGACCTACTGATATCCGCTATCGAGCCAGATGCTTCCACTGCGACGCAGTACTGGGTGACGCATATCTGGGATTGCCGCTCTATAAGCGATTCTGTTTTGACTGTCTCAAACCGAAAACTACCGCATACAGTAAAGACACAGGCGTACCCGCCAGTTACCCGTTACCCCACGAAGGGACGGAAAACAGCGATTCGCCGGTGTAGGGTTTTGGGCAGGCGAGGGGTTCGTCCCCTCGTAAGCGTAGCAAGGTATGACTGGGCAGGCTGTGTTTTGCTACGATTATGAGGAGAAGACTATATGACTATGCCATACCAGACACCGCATCGTTGTGAATTTGATCCTAATACCCGTAAAGAATATGTGAAAATCGGCCCTAACATATTGGGTTATGAAGTGACATCACATATGGTTCGCGGTGAGTGTACGATCTGCGGAGGAAAATTTGTACGGTTGCTTCAAGGAGAATATGACGAAAAAACAACAGAAGAATAAACAACCGGCCAACTGGTTTGACCATCAGATGTTTGCCCTTGGCGGTCTGTTCGGTATACTCCTATGGGTGATTTTTTTAGTCACGAGAAACATATTGTGAGCTGTCTGACGCTCTATCTGATAGGGGTAGCATTGGTGGTGACACTGATAGGGGTAGCGCTGCGAAGTAACTGGAATTTTATAGTAGAACCATGAAAAAACAAAAGAAATTATGCGCTCTCATAGGCAAATGGTACAGCAAAGATTCGTGGAATAAGGCTGTTAAGGATTATTTTTCTATGAGTAGTGCCAAGCGAAAACAGCAATCAATTGTGGAATTTGACAACTGCTATATGATTGTCGGAAATTCTGCAATTACAGCAATAGAAGATGCCTCTATTATTCATAGGTTTCGATCTAAAAATTATGAAAAATAAACTCTTAACCGGCAGCGAACATTTAATTCAGGAGGCCGTCAAAGCGTGGTGCCTCTACCACCATATCTATGTGTGGCGCTCCAATTCCGGCAGATTCCCCATAGGGGAAGGAAACAACCGGCGCATGGTGATTGGATCGCCTACCGGTACACCGGATCTTATTGGCGTCATTGGCCCAAACTTTGCCGGGGGAAAGTATGTAGGGCGTATGATAGCCCTGGAAATCAAGAAGCCATCAAATAAACCAACAGACATCCAGAATCGCGTCATGACCGAACTTGCCCAGTATGGGGCTATCGTTTGGGTCATTCATTCCGTTGAAGAATTAGAAGAGAAAATGAAAAGCCTATGAAATACAAAACAATCCGAGACTATCTGAGGGAAATACTACAAGAGAATGGGGGTTATGATATGGACAAAGACATTGACTCCATCCTCACCATGCTAAAGGAACAGAAACCGAAGAAGCATCCTACTCAATGGTTAAAAGATACAGACAGTATATACATGGATGGCTATCGTAAAGGCTACAACTCCTACGCTGATGAACTGGAGAAGAAATTAACATGAAAATATTAAATTTATATTGTGGTATAGGCGGTAATAGGAAATTATGGGGTGATGACCATGAGATTACGGCGGTAGAGCTGGATTCGAATATAGCAAGGATATACCAGAACTTTTTTCCAAATGATATAGTTGTCGTTACCGATGCACACCAGTATCTTTTAGACCATTATGACGAGTTTGATTTTATCTGGGCAAGTCCACCATGTCCAAGCCACAGTCGAGTGAGGCGAGGGTTGGGAGTATTGGCACGAAAACAGAACAAAGCTCTATATCCGGACATGAGACTGTATGAGGAGATTTTACTCCTACAGGGATATTTCAGCGGAAAGTTTGTGGTCGAGAATGTAATCAGTTGGTATCAACCATTGATTCATGCTATAGAATTGCAACGGCATTATTTCTGGGTTAATTTTCCGATTAGGAATATTACAATGGATGCTGATTCTATTGAACATGGAACGGTTGAGTTTTGGGAAAAACAACTGGGATTTGATTTGTCACCGTATCATGGTATTGAAAAAAGGAAAGTATTACGGAATTGTGTTCGTCCGGAGCTGGGATTACATATTCTCAACGAAGCATTAAATAAAACGGAATACATACACGAACAAGCAATATTATTTTAACCCCCTCCGACCAGTCAGGGGAGGGAGATTGAAAGCTGTGGGTGGCATTGAAAGATGAAGGGAGCCTGACCTGCGAAAGGGCAAGTGTTCTGCGTAAGCAGTTTCGAATCTAAGATAAAAATACAGCAATCTCGCCAGTAGTGTATACCCTACTCCCACAGTTTCCAGTCTCTCTGAGTGAGTTAGGGAAAAAAGGAATAGGAGGTATTACTAATCCCGAAAGTGGTAAAAGACCTATATTATAAGTCATCTTATGCAAAAACTAGCCTCAGGGAATGAAAAAAAATGATTAAATTTGACGCAGAAATTGTCAAAGTAGAAGCGAAAAAAACGGTTAGCATGGACCGGTTGTATAGAATTATATTGGAAACAAACCAGCCCAGTGTGCTACAATTGGAGAAGTATATAGCAGAAGATACAGTTATAGTGGAGGTACACGATGGACAACCAAGTAGAAACGATAGTGCCGACACAGGAATCACAACCAGTACCGTTACCGACAGTTGAACCAGCACCAGAGGCTACCCAGGAAATTTCTGTCTCTCCTGAGACAGTACAGGAGCTTCCAGTTGATGCTAAGCCAGAAGAACCTATAGTACAGCCTCAACCAGAACCAACAAGTGAGATAGTGGAACCGGTAACACCAATAGAAGAACCAAAAAAAGAAGAAAAAAGAGCAGAAGAACCAACCGATAAAAATCTCGATTTGAAATTAAAGTTTCTCGAATATATGCGGGATTTACCAGTCCAAAAACTTGCTGCTGGCTGGATTGCCAAACACGAAGATACGATCACAGATTGGAAGCGAGAGGACCCGTGGTTTTCCGACCAGATCGAAATTGCAAAATCGGAGTGGGCAAAAAAGACATCACGAGGCGTTAAATCGAAAGAATGGCTCTTGGAACGGGTCATGAAAGATCACTTTGCAGAACGAAAAGAATTGACAGGGAAAGATGGGAAGGACTTACCTGTTCCTATCATGCAATTAGATGTATCAGGAAACGACAGCAACACAGAAAATAAAGTCACTGAATAAACGGATACGCGGAGTATCCGGTGGAACCAGCGCCTCAAAGACTATTTCAATTCTCCTTTGGTTGATTGCCTATGCGCAGACACATAATCATGAGGTTATTAGCGTAGTATCAGAATCATTTCCTCATCTGAAGCGCGGTGCTATTCGAGACTTCTTGTCCATAATGGTAGAGCATCGCTATTTTATCGATGATCGCTGGAATAAGACGGATTATATTTATCAATTTGAGACGGGAAGCAAGATAGAGTTTTTTAGTGCCGATCAACCCGGCAAGGTGAGAGGTCCCCGGCGTGATGTATTATTCATCAACGAAGCTAATAATATATCGTATGAGACATACCTACAGTTGGAAGTCCGTACCCGTAAGATAATATGGCTTGACTGGAATCCGGTCAATGAATTTTGGTTTTATACGGAAGTTAAAAATTTAGATAATGTTGATTTTTTAACGCTAAATTACAAAGACAATGAAGGACTGGAATCAGATAGCGTTAGAGCACTTGAAGCACATAAAGTTAATGCGAGCTGGTGGAAAGTGTATGGTGAAGGACAACTGGGAGATGTCGAAAGCAAGATTTACAGGGAGTGGCAAGTCATAGATGAGGTTCCGCATGAGGCACGCCTTGAACGGTATGGGCTAGATTTTGGGTATACGAATGATCCGGCAGCCCTCGTTGGTATTTATTACTATAACGGCGGATATATTTTTGACGAGGTGTTATATAGAAAGGGAATGACGAATCAGCAGATAGCAGATATGATTAAAAATATACCATACGCATTGACGATTGCCGACAGTGCTGAACCAAAAAGCATTGACGAAATAGGAAGTTATGGTGTTTCGATTATTGCCGCAGTCAAGGGAAAAGATAGTGTCCTTCATGGTATCCAGTATGTGCAGGGACAACGAATATCGGTTACAAAGCGAAGTCTAAATCTTTTGAAGGAATACCGAAATTATTTGTGGATGAGCGATAAAGAGGATAAAATAATCAATACACCAGAAGAGGGATTTAACCATTGCATGGATAGCGTACGGTATGCGATGGTTAACCTTCGCGGACATACCGACGATGTAAGTGATATCCCTGATGATACACGAAGATTTCAACAGAGATTTTATTAAAATGAAATATGCGCTTGAAATTCCACAACACAATGTTAAGGCCCATCTTGATATCGAACGCGACATACAAACGAAACGGAATGGGTTGTTTACATTCAACTTGAGGGTTAATCGTGGAGATATCGAAGACTATTCTCGATTCGAAACCGTTACCATCGATTCCTACCAAGGAATTGCTTTTACTGTTATCGAAGAACTTAGTATTACATTCGATCCTGGCTCAGGAAGTAGCCAAAATGCAGTACGGTCAACTAACGGTCAACGTAGTGCTGAAGGACGGGGTAGTCATTCTTAGAACAGTTAATATTGTGGTAAATAAGAGAATCCGGTATTAGTTGACATATTTTTATCAGGTGTGATATTCTAAGTATAACTGATGACGCTCTAAGGCGTGGAACAGGCACGAGTTACCCTCGTGCCTTTTTGGTATTATGAAACTTCGAGATGAGATATTGTCCCGTAGACAGGCGGCAGATGATTACCTTTCCACTAAACGGGTTGCTTGGGACTCCTACGAAAAACTTTTCCATAATCAGGTAGCTGATATAATTTCTGAAGAAGCAAAATCGAAGGTTTTTGATCCAAAACTATCGACGCTTACCATTGAACGTTCTTATAGGGTTATGGCCCAGCTTGCGACAGGTAAAGCAAAAGCAATATCTAAAAATGACCTTGGAACAGCACAGCTCATGAATTTAATTGTTGATAAGTATGTCAACGTTAATGCCAATGCCCAGTTTGATCTTCTTACGAAGTTTCGGATGGTAGATCTTTACAGTAATATTTACGGTAACTTCTTTACTCTTATTGATTGGGATGTGAAGAAGAATGGCTATGTCGGTCCTGATATTTGGCTTCTCAATATACGTGATGTGTTTCCTCAGGTTGGTGCAGTATCACTTGATGATTCAGACTATATAATTATCCGAACGTGGAAGCCGTTGTCATATTTCGAAGGTCTTACCAAGTCAAAGCGTGAAGGGTTCAAAAATCTTGATACTATTGTGACAAAACTGAAGGATAAAACCGGATCAAAGCAAGATAGGACAAGTGATGATAAATCGAAACGTGAAGAGAATCAATATCCTAAGGGTGATCCAGCTAAACAGAAGGGGTATTTTGAAGTTTTAACACAGTATGAAGGAGATCGGTGGGTAGATTTTTGTGTTGATGCGGACCTTGAGTTTAGAGATATCAAAAATCCCAATGATGACGGGGAACTGCCGGTAACCTGTAAGTATTCAATACCACTTCTTGATGATTTTATGGGAATGGGAGATTTTGAACGTGGCTCCTCAATGCAGAATCTTATCAATTCGACGTGGAATCTTTATCTGGATGCCTGCGAGATGTCGATATTCCCTCCGGTAATTCTTAACAAGGATAATATGGCGGTGCAGTCGTCATTTGCCTATATTCCGGCTGCCAAGTGGTTAGCACGATCAAATATCCAAAATGTTGCCATGCCCATTCAACTGAATCCCCAAGGGGTATCGACGTTTAACAACGTCTATCAGGTGGCTAATGGATCGCTGTTGAATCTGTTTGGTACAACAGATACGACGGTTACCCAGCAAACAGATGTAGGATTTGGCAAAACACCTCAGGCGCTTCGAATGCAAAATCAACGGGAGAACACAAGGGACAATGCAGACCGGTTCTTTATGGAACAATATCTTAAAACGACATACAAAAAGATGGTAAACCTTATCAGTAAGCGTCAATCGAGTGCTATTGCTATTCGTATGTTTGAACAGGAGATCGAGGAGCTTGCGCGAAGTTACCCGGAAATATCGGATATGTATGATCAAAAATCGGGTAAGCTAACTATTGATAAAAAAACAACGGGTTCAACATTGTATGACTGGGAGATAGTGTCAGGGTCAACGATGATGCTTGACCAAAAGAGCCAACAGGAAAACTTAGCGTCGTTATTACAGCTCCTTACAGGTCCGGCCGGTCAGACGATTTTACAGACGATCCAGCAGGAAGGGTACGAAGTGAAATTTGGGGAAATTCTTAAAAAGATTGTCGCAAACTCCGGTATACAGGATTGGGACAAAATATTTATCGAAAAGACGCAGCAGGAGAAAACAGACGGTATGTTAGAGGGGTATTCACAGCAATTGCAGGCTAAAATGGCAGAGATGCAGGGCATGGGACAGACGATGAATCAAGTACCGCCTCAACCGAATGGAATGATTGGACAACCAACAGCAGGGGTAGTGACAGATCAATCAATGGGAGGGATGCCGGGTGTTTAATAAAAAGGTAGCAGTTAAACCTGATTTTTTTAATAATCTCCCAAGTCTTATACGGCAGGAGAAGACGGTAAAGTCAGAGGCGACAGACGAAGAACGAATGCTTTTTGGTTTATCACAGACAGCAGGGTGGGCACTGTTACTACAGGATATTGAACGACTGCTTGATGAAATGGACCAGATGAACGAAAAAGCGATTATGAATGGCGCAACCTATGAAGAAATCGGCAAAAATACATTGGTTATCAGTCTTGCTAAGGGAGTTATTCATAGGATAGTACACAAAGTAACGGATGCAAAAGAAGCATGTGAACGATCAACAGAACAATCAGTCGTCGGAGGAGCAAGTACCTGAGGCAGAGGGTGAAACGTTTGATTTTAGTAAACCGGATTTTACCTTTTTACCGAACGGACACCATAGCTACCGGCAGCAGGGACCATATCTGGTGTGTAAAAGTTGTGAAGTACAACATGCTACATTTATAGGGATTGATAAGATTATGACGGGAGAAAATAATCATGGGGAGCCAATACTCAAAAAAAGAAACGAGATCAGATAAGGAGTATGCACAAAAGAAGGATGGGTGGTGCGGACCTGCTGCATTATCCTTTGCACTTTCACATATTGGAATAGATGTACCACAGGAGAAGTTAGCGCGCGATACAAAGACAACGACGAAAGCCGGTGTTGATCCATACCCATTAGCAGAGGTAGCAAAGATTTATGGAGCAAAGACGCATATTCTTAATGGTAATAGTCCAAAAGATACGTTGATACAGCTGGATAAAGAGGTAAAACAGGGTCATGCCGTCATTGTTGACTATCTGGTAAGCGGAGAGGATGATGGCGGACACTATGTGGTATTTCTTGGTAAACAGGGAAATAATGTTAAGTTATGGGACCCATCGGGAGGTAAAAAGACTATGATGGATACGTCCTATTTTATAGCCAATTGGAAGGATAAAGAAGAAAACGGTAAAGAGATGAAGAACTGGGCGATGGTATTGGGAGCGTGAACGATCCTACACTACATAGGTGCAGGATTGGGTATTCTCACATGACCGAATCGGTGTGTTAGGAAAGGAGGCCATCATGACAGATGACCAAACAGACGTAAAAGAGGTAGCTGGGGAAGAAGCCAGCATTTCGGAACCGTCGACCGAAGAACCAAAAGCAACCGGGGAAATACCGTCTTCAACAGAAGAAGCCACAGGACAGGAAGAGGCTACCACTGAAGAAGGTGGAACAGAAACGGAAGAAGCACCTAAAAAAGGAGCACAGGCTCGGATTAAAGAACTCAATGCGAAAGCAAAGAGGGCGGAGGAGAAAGCTAGGAGCTTGGAGGATAGACTTGCGGTACTTACCGGTTCAGGAGAACCTATAGCGCCGGGGGCGCAATATACGCCGCAAATCGAACCAGGTCAGGAGTATAGCCCTGAACAGTACAAACAAGATGTACTGAAAACTGCCGATGCGCTGGTTACTATTAAGGTAAAACAGAGCGAGGCAATAAGCAGGATTACGACTGAAGCAAACCAAGTTGTACGGGCATATCCCCAGCTTGATCCGGCAAGTGATTCTTTTGATTCGGAGCTATCTGATTCAATTACTGAGGCCACAGAGGCCTATGTGAAGGCAAGTCCTTACACAGCATCAGTGAAAACATTTGTTGATAAATTGATGAAACCCTATAACAGGGCAGTAACGAAAGAAGTTGGCAAGGCGACGGAGAATTTAGCAAAGCAAGTATCCCAAGCTGCCACACGGCCTACTTCCGTATCAACAAAAGGTGGTAAAACAGACGATGAGAAATCTCTTGCAGAACTTGAGGGTGAGCTTGGATTTCACTATTAGTCTGAAAGAACTTTGCACATAAGAATCTATCTTAGAAAGGCGGGTGATAATATACTATGGGAGTAGTCGGATCAGGAATTAGTGGAGGATCAAATCCTAACTTATCCACCGGGACATTGTTACCCGGTGTATCCACGTATTACGAAAAGGTCTTTTTGGCTCGTGCAGAATATCAGCTTATTCTTAAAGAAGGGGCACAGGTACGAACGCATCCAGCCAATGAAGGTCGAACCGTCAATTTTACCCGCATGAACCGCATTGCACCAGTTACCACTCCTTTGGGAGAAATGAGTAACCCCGTGACGTGTCCTATCAATCTTTCAACAGTAGCAATGACGCTTTCTGAATACGGCATGACGACAAACACGTCTCGTATCGGATCGCTTGTGTCTATTGATGTCGGAATGAAAGAGACAATAGCGGCAATGGGGCAGAATATGGGTGAAACCTTGAATAACCTTGTTGGTTTAGAGCTACAAAATGGTACGTCCTTTTATGGAAACGATCATTCGGTATCAACCTTTACCGCAGGGGATACACTCGATGCGTGTGACATTCGCATGATTGTCAGAACGCTTGAGTTAAATAAAGCCATGAAATATCAAGATGGATTATTCATGGGTAAAACCGATCCATATTCAAAGCATAATTTAATCGGCGACACGACATGGGTGAACGCAAAAACGTACTCAGATGTTAAAGATTTATATGCAGGAGAAATCGGGGAACTCTATGGTGCTCGTTGGCTTTTGAACGTTGACGTTATGTCGGGAACAGAGGCAACATCGACGGCATCAAGCGGAGTAGTTCGGTTTTATACCTTTGTTCATGGTCGTGATTCATTTGGTTCATACGATCTTGAAAAAGATAAACCAAAACTTTATATCCTTCCTAATGTGGTTGATTCTAATTCGCCGGCAGGGCGTATTTCTATCGTCTCTTGGGCAGGAAGCTATGCATGTAAATTACTCAATTCTAATTGGGTAGTGAGTGCACGGCATTCGAGTGTCTAGTTGTTTTTGGCGGAAGTATCCTCAATACCTTTCGCCAAAGATTGAGGAAGCAACTATGGCAGATACGAGGACACATGATCTTGAGTCATTAGTTAAAAATCGTCGGAGTGCAAAGAATGCTTTTGAACGGAATCTGGCAGATCGCACCATCCATACGATTATTCAGGAAAGTGGAGCAGTGAAGGAACGACGGGAAAAGTTGGTTATGGCTGTACGAAACAATGATCGACGGGCAGTCTCACGATTTACGCATGAACTTTCGGTGATGAGAGCCAATGAGACAAAAGGGAAGGATTACTAATGGATACGGTATTTCGGAGTAAAAGTCAGGATACGGCACAAAGCCCGGAAGAGGAAATAGCCAGTGTATCTTCCAAGGTACGTGATACAGTTATAGGGCCGCATGACACGAGTAGTATCGAGGTTCCTTATACAGACTATATCAAAGCACATAATCATCCTCACGCTGTTGACTATTTTAAGTTGGGTGACCATTGGGATACTCCTGATGGAGGGTATGGACAAGAAGTGTCTATTATTGAAGAATATTTACAATCGAAAGTTGAACACGGGGAGATTGCTAATACTGTATCGGCAATCAAGAATGAACTAAAAACTATGGAGAAGATCAATAACCTTAAACTTGAAGAACGGACGCCGATAAAGATAGGGACGATTGCGGCATATGTGCGGTTTTTAATGGATACGGATAATATAAAATATAATATGAGAAAATATGGCTACTCCAAATAGACCCTTGGCACAAAATAAGTATAGCGAGCAGTACATGGGGAATACCTCATTTGATGAGACATTTGGGGTAAATACTACAGAGTCCCTTGGATTTGACGGTCAAAATCTGCAACGAATGACAGCAGATGCACTTGCTATCAAAGTAACCGTGTCAGGAGCAATAACGTATGTAGGAGTAGCAGCACCCGGTACGTCGCAGTCAGCGGCTTTTTGGCAGTGTAAAAAGATTGATGAGTCAAGCGGGACAGTTATTACCTATGCTGATGGTGATGCAAGTTTTAACAATACGGCAACTGATTTAACGGCATTGACGTATTCATAATATGGGAGTAGTTTTTGATAAATTACTAGGAAAACCATTGTTGCATAATCATGGTATACTTGCATTTAGTGATTTTGGATCATTACCAATTGCCGGTTTAACCTACAGGGGATATTTAGTTTATGTATACGGAAGTGACAGAGCATTATGGGATTCAATAGTATCCAATTGGAATGATACGGATACCAACTGGAATGATACGACAGATTCGTCCGATAAACTCTATCTATGTCATCGCATGAGTACAGGAGATTACGAATGGTTAGACCTTACGGCTGCATTGAATGTAGGCTTATGGGATCAAACATAACATACTATGGCTAATCCGGCTGCTGACTATCCTACTGCACTTCACACTAATACTGATATTTCAGCTTTTACTGCCAGTAAATTAGGCTCTACATCTCCCACGCATACCGCAGTCGAAGGAAAACAGGAAGAAGAGGTAAAAGCAGTACAGACGAAAATAGGGACCGGTTCTTCTACTCCATCTGCCGGTAAAGTGCTTCGTGCGACCGGAACGGGTACATCAGGGTGGGCTGCTGCTGATTTAACAGCTGATGTTACCGGAGCGTTACCCGTTGCCAATGGTGGAACTAATGCTACTGATGCGGCTACGGCGTTTAGCAACTTGAAGCAAGCTGCTACATCGTCTGCTACCGGTGTAGCGGAGCTTGCGACCACTGCTGAAACTACGACGGGAACTGATACAGGACGAGTCATTACTCCCGACGGACTAGCTCATTCAGTCTACGGGAAAGAGATTGTCCAGGTTAAAGTGTTTGACGATGCAACGGCTGTAGCAATAGGCGATGGGGCAATTATCTTTTTTATTCCGAGCGAGCTTAACGGATATAATCTTGTAACTGCTCACGCGGGAGTTTCAACCGTATCCTCATCAGGAGCCCCGACTGTTCAGATTCACAATGTAACGCAGGCTGCCGATATGCTAAGTACACGTATTACTATTGATGCAAACGAAAAAACAAGTTATACAGCAGCTGCCCCGCCGGTTATTGATACGGCAAATGACGACGTAGCAACAGGTGATGAGATTCGTATAGACATTGATGTGGCGGGCACTGGTTGTAAAGGCCTTGCTGTAATCCTCTCTTTTCAACTCCCTTAGCTCTTGATTCAGCTATGGGATGTATTATATAATTCTTTTTAAAGAAGATATATGATATCAGAGGAAGTACGGAAAAAAATTAGTGAGCGTACTCGATTGGCAATGTCCAATCCGCAGGTGCGAAAAAAAATACGATTAGGAAAATTGGGAAAACCATCATGGAATAAAGGTATAAAATATACAGAAGAAGAAAAGAAAAAATTAAATATAAGTGGATTGATTTTAAGTGCTGGCTGGAATAAAGGAATAAAACGTTACTGGAGTTCATCAACAGAATTTAAGATAGGTCAAAAGGCATGGAACAAAGGCAAAAAATTTCCTGAAAGATCGAACGAAAATAGTCCTAATTGGAAAGGTGAAAATGTTAGTTTTGCGGGAATACATAAATGGGTAAATAGACATAAAGGAAAGCCTAAATTTTGTGAAATTTGTCATATTGAAAGTAAATATATCCATTGGTCAAATATAGATCATACGTATAGAAGAAAATTAGAAGATTTTAGACCTTTATGTCCGAAATGTCATAAAAAATACGATTTACAAAATAGATTAGTTTTTCATTAAGGAGGAATATATGGCATGGTCAGCTAAAAAAATACAGGTGGATCGTGATGGAACTCATGCACGAATTACGCTTGAATATACGAACGGTTCCCGTACCTTTGCGGAAGTTATTACAATCAGCGACAAACAGCCAGTTGATTATCTGGGAAAATATGTTGATAAAAAGCTCAAAAGTCTGGCGGAGCTGGATACATATATAGAGGATATTAAGACTGTTAGCACTATTACACCGATACAGGAGACAAAAGATAGTAGTCAGCTTGCACGGGAAGCGTATACACGTACAATAATACTGTATCGACATATGCTTGAGGCTGTCCGTCTTGGGGTCATAAGCGATAAAGATACAGCTGTTATCAATGCGAAACAATCCCTGATTGATACTTTCGACCCTTCGTATATTGATCTTTTTTAGCGTATGCAGTTTATTCGTACGTTTGCTACCAGTGGTGAGCCTACCCTTGGCTATACTACCAACCGATACTTTCACGTTAAGGCTAATTCTTTAGCACTTACTGATAATGATCCTGTCGGTACATGGGCAGATCAGTCAGGGAACGGACGGGATTTGATCCAATCAACAGCGGGAAATAAACCGCTCTATAAAACAAATATTATCAATGGGTATCCATCTGTTAGGTTTGACGGAACTGATGATTATATGGATGTCGACTTTTCTCCTGATCTTGCTATACCTTATTCACTTTTTATGGTTTTTGCGTTTGTTGCTTCACCATCAGGAACCCGTGTTATATATTCATCAATTAACAGTGATTATCATTATGCACGGGTAGATGCAGCACCATCCTATATATATAATGGGACGCAACTTAATGCAACGGCAGGTATCAATAATACTAGTTTTCACTATATTCTACATAAATGGAATACATCTAGTTCTGATCACAGGCTGGATGCAGCATCAAATACTGGAACAACAAGCAATGTTGCTCTACCGGGACTTCGGGTAGCTGAATATTATGCATCACTAGGAACCTATACAAGTAATATTCAGGTTGCAGAAATTATTATCTATTCTGAGGCTATTTCGAACGCAAACAGAGATACAGTTGAATCATATATTACTACGAAATACGCACTGTAGTGGTATAATAGAAATATAGGCTTTTAGGATTTTTATGGATTACATAACAGGAGTTTCCGGTTTTGTCGGATCACATCTTCTCAATGCACTGGATACTAATGTTTTTTCTATTCCCCATGCGCAAATAGCTACTACTACCCTCAAGCGTTTTGATCGTTTTTACTTCCTTTCTACCTATGGAAATATGTATGGTCAGAATGACGATGATCTTATATTTCAGGCCAATATTACAGACCTTGTACACATTCTGGCAGAATCCAGGCGTTTTAAGTTTAAGTCGTTTGTTTATCTCAGTAGCTCGTCAGTCAAATTGCGAATGCAGACTATGTATTCACGGTGCAAACGGGCGGCAGAAGAAATACTGTTGTCATACATGGAGAAGTATCAACAGCCTGTTTGTATCATCAGACCGTTTTCAATAACCGGTGTAGGAGAACAGTCACAACACCTTATTCCTACACTTATCCGCTCCTGCTTAACCGGGGAAAAAGTACCCTTTATTCCAACACCTGTGCATGATTATATTGATGTAGCTGATGTCATTGCAGGGATATTGAATTTATCCGGCAACAGCATTAAAGGTATCTTTGAGCTTGGAACAGGAAAGAAGCATACGAATCAGGAAGTACTTGACTTGGTTTGTAACATAACAAAAAAGAAAGCAAATATACAGGTCGTACAATCTCTCAGACCATACGATAACCAGGACTGGTACTCGGTTAACTTCAGGGTACGAAGCTGGGGATGGTTACCTAAAAAAACACTAGAACAGTCTATAACTGAAATGGTACAAGCCTATGAAAAATAAAGGCGGCATACGGATGATGAATAAGCTGGAACGAAGGATTATTGATATATCCTATAAGTTTGGCTTGTCGCATCTCGGATCATGTTTAACAGCCGTGAGATTGATAGATAGCATTTATCAGGTGAAAAAGAAAAACGAACCGTTTATCCTCTCTAATGGCCATGCAGGGTTAGCACTGTATGTCGTATTAGAAAAGTTTGAGAATATATCAGCAGAAGTCCTATACACGCTCCATGGAACCCATCCTAATAGAGATATGAAGAATGGTATCTGGTGTTCAACAGGGAGCCTAGGACACGGCCTCTGTATTGCCGTAGGAATGGCACTAGCTGATAAAACGAGGGATGTATACGTCTTAGTTTCAGATGGAGAGATGGCAGAAGGCAGTTGTTGGGAAGCATTGAGGATTGCAGCAGAAAACCGGTTGGAAAATTTGAAAGTGATGGTGAATGCGAATGGATATGGAGCCTATAACAAAATAGACAGCGATTGGCTTGATTTACGGATACAGTATTTTTACCCGTCGCTTGTTCAGAAAACGAATATGTACCAGTTTCCCGAATGGTTGCAGGGACAGGAAGCGCATTACCACGTTATGTCAAAAGAAGAATATGAGAGCCTTATTCGCTAAAACATTGCTCCGATATGCCAAAAAGGATAAACAGATTAGCCTATTAACAGGAGATTTAGGGTTTGGGATGTGGGATGAGTTTCGTGATACATTACCGGATCAGTTCATCAACTGTGGAGCCAGTGAACAGGCCATGCTTGATATTGCAGTAGGGTTAGCACTTGTAGGGAAAAAGCCGTTTGTTTATACAATCACACCATTTTTTTATCGGGCATTTGAGACTCTCAGAACCTATATAAATCATGAAAATATAAATGTAAAATTGATAGGGTCAGGTCGGGATAAATCATATATACATGATGGTTTTTCTCATGACGCAACTGATTTTAAGGGTTTTCTTGATTTATTACCTAATATAAAGCAATATTGGCCTGAAGAAAAAGAAGAAATACCAAGTATAGTTAAAGATATACTGCAGTCTGATAAGCCATCGTGTATAATATTGAAACGATGAGTTTTGTTAAAGGTCAAGGTCAATTAAATA